TCTCTAGGTGTAACTTGCCCGATGATACTTGATGGATAAGTCCATTCTGTATCAGGTACAAGTTTAAAAGGCTTCCCGCTCTGTATCGCTTCAATGCCGGTTACGAGTTTCATTTTTTGATCCTCTTAGTCTCAATGTCATATCTCATACACTGCATAAATGTCCGATCGGGATTCTTGCCTGTGCAAGTCCAATACTGGAAAAACAGACCAGCACTGACACTCAAGGCGATAACCAGCAAGATAATAAACATCTGCCACAGTTCACGCAGAAACCTGAATTTGGATTCAGGCACTTTAAATGACATAAGCGTTTTCATCTGCTCTTCAAGGTCATCTTGGTTCATCGGGATTTTCTTTTAGTCCTTTTGTTCTGTCGCACATGTCTATTTGAGACATAACTGGCAATGGAAAAAATCTAAATTTAGGTTTTCCTATCTTTTCATATTCAAAAGCTTCATCTAGGATAAATCCATAATTCGTGTAATCCATTCGCGTCTTATCCTCAACACAATCGGGATGAACCCAATATTTGGGGTTATACCAGGTATGCCAGCCTTTAGAGGTTAAGAACTTTTCTTTATCATCTTGGTTCACAGAAAACCTTTTCCTGTTTTTATCCATACAACTAAATTAATAATGTATGGTGATATCCCATATATAAAAAATATAGATGGAGCAACTAACGAACTTTTATTAGAGCAAGAAACACCAAAAGCCATAAACAATGATAACCATGAGCTTAGGGCATAAATGGCAATTAGTGATTCAAGCAATCGTGGCTTCAATGCTGCACTCCTAATCTGGCATCGCGTCGCCAAATAATAATTCATCTAATGGGACTTGTTCGATATCGGTCTCTATGCCGCAATTGTTACAATTTTCACTTATCAGCGAGTCATCAGACTTTGCCAAAGTATAGAGCACGTTGGCGCATGAGCATTTTGGGCATATCCATCCCCATAGTTTTATTGGTTTGACTATCAATGCTGCGCTCCTGTGTGTATTGTTCATCCCTCATAGACAAGGCCATCAAGCTGTGTTTGAATACAGGCAAGTAATCCAGATATATCATTAAAACCGAATCTAGCGGTATCTCTGTAATAAGCATACTTTACAGGGTACACTTCCCAGTACGGTTTGCCATACGCACCTAGCTTATTGCCGATGTCCAAGTAAACAGATATATAGTCACCGCCTTTCTTGACCAAAAATCTAGCATCAGAACCGCAAAAATTAGGTATTATTTTAATATCCCAAGTAGGCGGGAATTTAAAATATGGCATTTCCTTAATAACAATTGCGACTGTTTCATCCATCAATGCTGTACTCCAGTTTGTTGACCTTCATATCGTACCAGGATCTTGTCATATGCCAGATTCAATCGTGATAATTCATCGTTTTTATCCTGCATGATCTTTTGGGTGTTGATGAAATCGATCAGCGTCAAATCGGCATGGTTTTGCTCCAAAAGATTGATGATCAAATCGATATGATCCGAAAACAGGTTTATTTGATACTTTTTGCGTCTTGACATATAAATCCTTTGTGTTCCAAATCACCTTTTACTTTTAAGACAAGGCCGTTGCAAAAGTCTTTGTCATGCTTTGCCCAACCAACTTCTTTTTCATCGATGTAGACGCGGCATACCTTGCCTATTCTGGTATCTCCGGTATCTACCTTGATTTCTTTCTTGAGATCAATCGCAATGCAGATGAATAGTGTTATCATTTAGTCTCCAATTTATTTTTCACGTCGTAATTTTAATCTCTCAACATCGAGGTGTAATCTTAAAATATCTACAATTTTATCAGCGCAATTGCATGCTGCGTTCACTGTTTCAGCCGACACATTATTGTCAGTAACACGATCCATAAGAGATTCTAATGTTTTAACAACCTTTTTCGTATTAAAAACATCCTCTTTATCTTTTGTGATAAGATGCGACATTATAATGCTCCATGTTCAATATATTTAAAATATTATCTTTGCTTCCATGTAGCCAAAATTGGAATCTAGCCAGAGCTTTAAAGGCACTTTTTATGAAATCATCGAGATCATCACGCATATTCTCAGCTATATCAACCCACAGACATATTTTCTTCGCATAGTCCTTTTCTCCGATATCGACAGCACACAAAGATGTTTGATAAATGGGACATGAATTTTTGACGTAATATTTTGCGATCCAATGCGCCATGCCATTAATATTTGCGCCAGATGATTTAAATCTTTTCGCCCAAACAGATTTTATTGACTTTGCAGTCACATATTTTCTATCTATTTGGGCTGCTATATTAAAATAGCTCAAAAGACCTTGCAAACGAGCAATTTTTATCAAATCGTCATCGCTCCAATATTCAGTTTTTGGATTTACTCCTTTTAAATATCTGTCGATAATAGATCGGGGAGAAATATTTTTAAATTTATGCTCAGTAGCTGGTAAACTATGGTTTAGATAGTAATTAATTACTTTGTCGATGGTTTTTTGGTCATATTTATGGGCATTAATGCTAATCCCATGTTCCCTAGCATATCGTCGCAGCGAAGAGCGCGAACATCCGATTTTTTCTGCTAGTTCATTGACATATAACCTACCAGCATATTTTTTAACCTGCCTTATTTGCTCTTTAGTCAGATTAGAGGCAGGTTTTTTTCGCAATAAATCAGCGCATATTTTGCAGTATTTTGCATTTTTGTGCGCTTTTCTTGGCGCTGATTTGCATTTTAAACAATGCATTTGCATATATAATCTAATGTCCCATCTAAATCAAAAATGCCCATTAAGTATTGATCATCGATAATTATAGTATCGCTCTTATAAATGGCTCCATCGCCATGATATAAATCCATCATTTTTTGATATACCGTGGATCTTCCATCTTCTATACTCCAATCGACATTATGTACATATTTGCTTTTTGCTATTTCTCGCCAGCTTTCGCAAATTGGTCTATTGCGCACTAAGGTTCCATAATCGGATAGATATATCTGTTCAATCCTATTGAATGTATCCTTGATACCAATAACGTGGCCGAAATAGTAACCGTATCTTGTGCTGAAAACGGTAAACTCATATGGTGTTTCTTCAAATTTCAATCCATTGAATGTCAAAGTCTCTTTCATATTTTCTTTCAATAATTGCTCTAGCAATTTCATTATATTTTTTTACTTTAGTAATAACGCGGCTAATAGCACTGGGGGTTACGCCAAGCATGGCTGCAATCGATTGTTGCTCATAAAAAAATGACAGTAAAAAAATATAATATTCTCTTTTTTTAACCATCGATTTTATGATGTTAAGTGTTATTCCTGCATCATCCAAATCAATGATTGAATTTCCTTCAAGTTGAATAGAGCAATCCGAACTTGATCGGAATTCTTCATATTCAATAAATTTTCTATTGCGATGGCAAGATGACCTAAAATCACCATTTGTTTCTCGTAAGAAATCGATCCACAGCCATTCAAAGTCATATCCATTTCTTTCTTTTTTTAAAAACCATTCAACTGCAAAAGCCGGAAAATCATCTTTTAATTGCGATTTCTTTGATCGAGACCATTTTTGTGCTTTAAAATAAAATTCTTCAGCACTAAAATTGATCATTGTTTAAAACCTTCCCTGTTTTTTGTGATTTCATCGGCAATTATCTTTGCCTTCATTTTCTCGGATTCGCTGCGCAATGTCGATATCAAACTTGACGTTGAATCAAGTTCATCAAGGCTCTTGATGTACTCTTTGGCCAATAATTCATAGCGTATTTCCCAAGCCTTGGACTGGCCGATAAGACGCTGCTGGTCAACATAAATTGATCGCAGCATCAACAGTATCAGGACAATGATTATGCCTGTCAGGATGTACTTATCGGACATCGAATATCTCGATCTTCACATCGGTGAAGATATCGTCTATCGCTTCTTTCGCCTTTTCGGCTTGTTTCTCAGTACGATAAACGCCGTAAACAAAAGGAAGGCCACGATCAAGATCAAAAGCATAAACAACATAAACAGTCATCTTTCACCTCATATTAAAAAGGCACGTCCATATCATCAATTGGCGGAATATCGTCGAGTGTTGGCTCTTTTGCCGCGCCTTGTTGCTGGCGTGAGCCAAGCAGCTCTATTTTGTCGGCGATGATATTGGTGTAGGTCTTGTCATCTTTTTTGTTGTAGCGTATTTGACCGACGATGCAGACCTGATCGCCTTTGTGCAGATACTTTGATGCAATCTCGCCGGTTTTATTCCACGCCTCTATGTTATGCCAATCGGTATGTTGGCTGCCATCTGATTTCTTGTAGCCTGTAGCCACAGAAAACTTTGTGACCTGCGTATTACCTACTGCTCTGGTTTCTGGATCTTTGCCTAATCTTCCTAAAATAAATACGGACTGCATAGATGTTTCCCTATATTGAATTTTTTCCCTGTATTGAGGTTTTTCGTTTGAGTACCATTTACCCATGGATCGGCATATCCTTGATGACAGCTTCCAGGGTTTTTGCGTTAAATGGCTTGCCTTCTAGCGCCAGAGCAACATCCAAATGCAAAGCAGCAGGAACGCCACGCTTATCAAGCTGAACGTTAAGCTTATCCAACTGCTCTTGATTGGCGCTTTGGAATAGGACAACGTCTGTTGTAGTAGTGGGGTTAGATCTAGTAGATTTTGTTGATTTTGAGGTAATTTCATTGGGATCAACCTCTCCTAGTATTGTTTCAGAAGTCATTTCTTCAGCAGGTGTCGGTTTGAAGTTTGTCATGGACATAATCCAAGAAAATGCTATCCGATAAGCTTTGCCAGCAGCGCGAGTTATTGCAAGCGATCGCAATTGGTTTGGCGTGAATCTCTGTTTTGTAGATTCGTTATGGTCACAAATAGCACTAGCGGTAGAAAGTATTTCGCCAGTAGACCTATCGAGTAAAGATACTTGCGCCATCCATCTGCCAGGCTTTTCTTCATATACTTTAACCTCAATAGGCTTTACGCCAATCAATGCACCTAAAGTGTTCCACCCTTCGATGTTTACATATTTAGGCGCATTGGGATCATCTTTACGTCCAAAACAAGTATACATTCCGCAATCGACAATAACTTTGTTTAGCTTTGATGCTATTTTGTAGGCATAATCTATTTTTTCTTCACCAGTGAGTGCTAAAAAATTGCTCTGTTTGATTCTTGGTGCTGTAAGCTCGGCGGTTTCAGTTTTTACAATGTCAATTACATCATTCATTATATTCCCTAATCCTTTCTTCAATTCTATTTTCGTGGCATTTTTCTGAATACCAGTCAGCGACATGATCCAGGTTTTTCCATTTGTCACCTGCCTTGATGGCATTGATCTGGTCGTCAATTGACGGTTGTTTCGGCTTTTGATCTTCTGGCTTTTTTGTCATCTTGTTTCCTAGTCTTGATGAATTGTTGAACCATCTGGTTTAATACCCAGGTCATCGTTTGACCGCGCGATTTGCAAATGTGTGCAAAGTCGTTTTTAATTCCCTCTTCAATAAGAAAATCCAGCTTAGTTATCTTTTTCAAATTAGTCCTTTCTGCAGCTTTTCTGCCCATATTTCCAAGGTCTGCCGGTCTTGCTTTGAAATAGCTTTAACCGCCTTTTTGGGATTGTAGTTATCGATATCACAGCAGTGAATTGCAACACCCATTTTAAAGTCAGAAAAGCCCCAATAAACAGCGCGTTTTCTGCCGTTTTGCGTTTCAATCACTATCAAGTTTGGTTCAGTATTCGTCGCCATAGACTACCCATTGTTCATGATCTATCAGTATTAGGCAAGCCCTTTTTAAGAAATCTCAAATCGGCTATAATGGATGAATCAAATCTATGAGGTTTACATATGCTTGATCCGACAAAGCCCAATAATGATTTAAACTTAGTTAGTCCTTATTTTAGATCAAGAATAGAAAAGGCTATTAAGATATTATGGGAGGCTAACCATAATCTTTTCATATTCGAGGCTTATCGCGCTCCTAATCGATCCGATTATTTGTATGAGCAAGGACGCTCACGGCCAGGGAATATAATTACAAAGGCTAAGGCATGGCAGAGCCTCCATAATTACGGTTTAGCTTGTGACATTTGGCCAAAGGTCAATAACCGCTGGGTTTTTCAGTATGATTATAATCCCGTGGCTGAGATAATGCGAAAACAAGGGTTTAAATGTGGTATTGATTTTGGCGATAACCCGCATTTCCAACTTGACGGCGGTTTGACATGGCAGGAATGTAAAGCCATAACAGAGATGCATGGACTTCCTGTGCTATGGCTACACGTCGAAAAAAGGATCGCCGAAAATGAGAAAACAATACTTTGACTACAGAGGAAAAAAATTCGGGAAACTAACAGCGCTAGAACCATTAGAAACATTTACCGTTAGTGGTAGGAGACTATGGGCTTGGGAATGTAGGTGTGACTGTGGCAATAAGACTGTGACAAGGGCACAAAATTTACAAAAAGGCCACACTAAGTCATGTGGTTGTTTAAAGATCGAAACAAGTAAAAAAAATATAGAATACACACGCGAAGCCACTGTCTCACATGGTGATAGCAGAAGAGGAAAGATGCATGATTTATATAAATTATATCACTGCATCAAAGGGCGGGTTAAATGTGATCGGATAAGGGACGCGAAAAGTTACAAAGATAAAGGCATTTTAGTTTGCGATGAATGGGGAAACGATTATTTAGCTTTTAAAAAATGGGCTATAGATAACGGCTATAAAAAAGGCCTAATTATCGACAGAATCGACAATTCAAAAGGTTATAGTCCTAATAATTGTCGTTTCGTAACTACCAAGCAAAGCATGAGAAATACAACAAGGAATAGATATTTAGAAATAAATGGAGAGCGAAAAACAGTAGTAGAATGGGCAGAATATTACAATGTAAGAGATGGGCTCGTTAGATCTAGATTAAGAGCCAATTGGCCAGTTGAGGAAATATTTACTGCGAAGCCAAGCACGAGATTTAAAAAACGCAAGCCAATCACCTGACTGGCGGCAGGATCACCATAAATATGATGCCTACATCTGGCTATCGCTGTTTACCTGCGATCTGTCGGATTTTGAGCGCTCTTTTCTGTCGTCAATGCAGCGCCAGTATGGCAATCTGAGTGATAAGCAAATTTCATTACTCGAAAAAATCATCATCAAATGGTGGCCATGCGCACAGCAAAGCTTTTCATTGAAATCAATCCCAAAGGGAAACAGCTTCCCTTCTCATTCAATGGAAGGCGCATCAAAGACTCCCGTACTCGAGCTTTTGAAGCGCAACTCAAAAGCGCTATGAAAATCCAATTTCAGCAAGAGCCGTTTGATACTGCGATTTCAATCAAAGTGCGGTTTGGAATCGAGCGACCAGCTTCCGTGAAGCCACAGAAAAGACCTTTGCCATCTGTAAAGCCTGATTTGGACAATCTAATCAAAAGCTTGGATTCTGGGACAGGTATCCTCTGGAAGGATGATAATCTTATTTGCAAAATTCAAGCAGAAAAAATTTACAGCGATAAGGGATTCATCGAATTAACCGTTGCTGAAATCTGCGATTGACGGCAAGCTGATGGAAGCTCCAATCAAAGCGCAGCAAATAAAAAACCCTGACGGCAAATCAGGGTTTTTGAAACACATCATAGAACTGGCAAAGTTCAACACAATAACGGAGTTATCGCATTGATTTTAATATATCTAAATTATCATGACATTACAAGCACAGGATGCGGTTTTTTTAAATTAAATCCACAAAATATTAATAAATAATTCACAGCTTTATGCACAGGGTATAAGGCTGTTTTTTATTGCCCATAAAACGGAGGGTTCATGCAGGCGCTTATCGATTTTGCAAATGAAAAGGGCTTTAAAATAAACGACATCAGCATAGACGGGGGCGTCAAAAGGCTGGATCGAAACGGCAATAAAAACGGCTGGTATATAGGTTTTCAAGTACCGAAGGTTTCGGGAAGCGGCAATTTCGTTACTGCCGTATTTGGGGACTGGAAAACCGGAGAAAAATACCAATTTAAAAGCGACGAAAAACTCTGTCGAGAAGATAGTAAACGGCAAAGAGAAATCTATCAGCAAGCGATTGCCAAGGCAGAGGAAGAGCGGCGGGCATTGCAAGAGGCGGCTGCTAGAAAAGCGCGTGAGACATACGAAACAGCAGCGACAAATGGCGGTCATGAATATTTGACCAGAAAAAAAATAAAGGGACTTTACGGAGCCAGGCTTTTAGGAGGCGGATCGGATAAGTGCGTCGTCGTGCCTATGATGAATGTTGACGGTGAAATTAGAGGTTTGCAAAAGATTTACAGCGATAAAAAGCTTTTTCTTTCAGGTCAAGACAATGTCGGAAATTTCTTTATTATCGGCGAAATCCGCGACGACACAAAAAAAGTGTATTTATGCGAGGGTTTTGCTACCGGAGCCACGATTCATATGGCGACAAACCAGCCGGTTATTTGTGCGTTTACTGCTAATAATTTAAAAAATGTAGCAGGAAACATAAAAAGAAAATGGCCGCAATTATTTATCATCGTGGCTGCTGACAACGATAAATCAGGCATAGGTGAAGAAAAGGGAAGACAAGCGGCCGATGCCGTGATGGGAAGATTGATCATCCCTCGCTGCGAAAAAGGCACCGACTTCAATGATCTTTACATTGAAACTGGAGCACTTGAAAACGTCAGGATGGCTCTTGAACCAAAAGAGGATTTGCCTGATTCTGGTTTTATCCCGTTAGGCCATGCCGCAAACAATTCAACGTATTATTTCTTTAAGCAATCAACCAATACAATTATTGAAATTAGCGGTTTCAGTGAGAATGATCTTTTAAAGCTGCAACCGTCTTTGCTATGGAAAATTCAATTCCCTACCGTCAAAGGCGAAATAGATAAGAAACTGGCGACGGACTATCTCATAGAATTGTCAGAGAAGGCGGGGATTTTCGATTCTACTAAACAGCGCGGTTTGGGATGCTGGAAAGATGCATCAGCTTTCATATTCAATGCAGGTAAAAAGCTGTTCGACAATAAGGGTAATGAAATCGCTTATCGAAAGTCAACTTATGTTTACACAAACTCTGCATTTTCAATGCACGACATCCCTTTGGACGGTTTGACGGACAAAGAATCCATGTATTTAGCTGACGCTTGCACAGGATTCAACTGGAAAGGTAAGAAAACAGGCGAACTATTGTCTGGATGGCTGGCATTGGCGAGAGTGGCGTCTTTGCTTCCCAAGCGCTACCATGTGTGGATAACAGGCAGCAGCGACACCGGCAAAACCGACGTCATGGAAAAGCTTGTGCGGTTTGCCATCGGCGAGGATGCGCACGCCTACTTTAAGGGAGCGACTACCGAGGCAGGTGTTAGACAAACGGTAAACAACTCAACCATACCAGTTGTATTTGATGAGTTTGAATCAGACGGACATCAAAGCATAGAGCGGGTGACGCACATAATCGAATTGCTACGCATTGCCTACGACGGCGGCAAAGTTACCAAGGGTTCGACGTCTGGGACGGCTCAGGACTTTATTGCGGCGTTTCCTGCGATTGTTTCCAGCATCCGCATGGCTTTGGATAACGACGCCGACAGGTCACGGTTTTTCCAATGCGAGCTACAGCCGCTCAATAAAGACCAGCAGGCAAGGGCAGAGCACTATGAAGGGCTACTTAAAAAGATCGAGGTCATGCATGGGGTGGATTATTTCGCCGATCGACTTTTTTGGCGGTCATTTAGAAATGTAGAAACAATATTAGGCAATTACCAAAAACTGAGGAAGGCTTTCTCAAGCAAATGTCAGAAAAGCCGAACGGTTGCCATGTTCGCATTGCTGGCGGCAGGCCACTACTCGCTGATATCGACAGGCCAAATTTCAGATGGCGCGGCTCAGGACTATGCCGACGGGTTTGATTTCGGGCATGAGCCAGAGACAGACGAAAGCCTGTGTCTTGGACATCTACTGGCTACCAAGCTAAGGGTTGTGGATTCGCGGGCTAAGGGCATGAGCGATGCCATTGTTTACGAGGAATACACCGTCGGTGAACTGGCGGAAAAGGCTGCCGACGGCAAAGAAATTAACTGGGATCAGCAAAAAGCATTGGAACGGCTAGGCGTAAAGGTGCACAATAATTTCTTGTGCATTTCTAAAAATTCGGCGACAATTAAATCTCGTTACAAAGATACCAAATGGGCGCGGTCATTCGCCGATGTCTTGGAAAGAGTAGCAGAGAAAACAGATACCGATCGGTTGCGCTTTAACGGAGACCGATCTCCAGTAATCACAATCCCTCTCACTAGATTTAATTCAGAAAACGACTAACTGGACACCTGTCCGGTGGCTGTCCCGTGCTGTCCGGCGTCTGTCCCGACCATTTCGGGACAGATATCTTTTTGTAATCATTAACAAAACAATCGATTTCCGCGATCTGTCCCGCTGTCCCGGGGGGATACACATACATATAGATAATAATATATTATTTTATCTAATAAATATTTATGTGTAGCCCTACATATATATATATTTTATTTAATAGAAATAATAATAATAATAATAGATAGGCTAATGAAATCATTGAAAAAAGTGCTGTCCGGCGTCTGTCCGGCTTGTCCCAAAATGTCTAATAACAAAATAAAAACAGATACATATAAAATCAATATCACCGGACAGGCATGGGACAGAAGGGACAATTATGGGACAGAATCACAGTTTCGGCATTGCCCAAAGACGGGAAAAACGATAAATAAGGCTTCCACAACATTACATCGGAGGCACTAAAGAATGGCAAAATCTATAAAAATCAACATGATAGCTTCAACATCGACCTTGGATATGAAGGTTGCTAGATTTGGCAACTCAAGGGAATACTTGATAGAGGTTAAGGGGAACGGAGGGCAGTTTGAATATGCTGATGTGCTCAAAACGGAGAACGGGTTTATTTTGAAAATAATCGGGACTTGGGAAATGGATGAATTTATTCAGGCGTTGAATAAGGCGTACTTCTGTTTGACGGCTGTATCTGATTTTGAGCAAACCCCAGAGGAAATTGATGTTAGCACTAGGCTAGACTATTAAACCCAGCAGGATTGATTGTCGTGCGTTTAAACACATAGCATTGGAGGGTTTATGACAGACATAAACAGACTGGATTCAGTGAAAAAGTTTTGGACGGCTAAGGCGACTGAGGATGATCTTTTTGATATATGGGACTCAGGCGACGGATCTTGTAGCAGCCATGCGGCGGATGCCCACAACCAGGCAGTGTGCAATTTAGCAAAGGTGTTGGAAGTGCGGGAAGGGTTGCAAAAGCGCGGTATTCTTTTGGATGATACCGCAATCGCAATAGCTTGGTTATTGGGCGGACTTAAAAATGATCAGAAAAGTCTGGAAGATGAGGCAATGGAACTGCCTTTTTGATTGCCAGGCTGCAGGCTTTCAAGGATGGCAAAATATCTTGACATCAAAAGACGTCATGTTAATGTATTTGTATGACTTCTGATGTAATTCAGCGCAAAGGGATGATCCGGTATTCATTTTCAATCAATGAGAGTGAATATACATGGCTCAAGCAAATCGCTGACGACAACTGCAGCACAGTCTCAAGCGTGATACGCACTTTGATCAAAAAGGCATACAATGACGGCAATAGACAGCAAACAGCGTCAACAGGTGTTAGCGGTAGTCAGGGACTGTCACGACCTGCTGACATCCCAGAAATGGGCGACAACGGAATTTAGCAAAGTCTTTGGCGTGCTCAACTGGCTGACGAACCTAGAAACAAATATCGTCGAGGAACTGCGTGCGTCCTCAGATGACACAGCGCAAACGGCGGCAAACTGATGCTGCGATGGCTCAAGTCACTCAAAGCCAAACGAGCCGAAAAGATCACCGGCGACAACATGTTTCGACTGGTCAAAGAGATCAAGGAAACAAAGACCAGGCTCGATGATTACATGTGGCTTATGCAGCAATACCATGCTGACGTGCTGCCAGAGCAAACAGATAAGTTTGCGACAGCGGCTGAATTCAATTTGACATCACTGATTTCATGCTATGGAATAGCTGTGGATAAGAAACGAAATAAGATTATCAAGGAAAAGATAGATGAGCTCCGCCAACAAACGCAGTAAACCGCTTCCGCTGCTTGAGGACATTGAGCACAACGTGGATACAGCGATCGGTAAGCCGATTGATCTGCAGAAGATCGAAAAGCCTTTTTACCGCATTGAAAAGATCAGCACTTATGATTGGCTTTTGATCGAGAAAATTGGCGACAAGGAAACAGTCATCAAAAAGGATACTCAAGATATTTGTTGGGCGTTCATGAAACGTGCCTTGATCCAAGGATTTCGATGAGCGCCGTCGCCGTATCTGCCATTTGGGCGGCTACCTTGATTTTTCTAGCCATGAAGGCTGAGAAATATTTATTATCGAAAACGCATTTAGAAACATTTAGGAGTGAAGTTGATGCCCTGCAAAAGCAAATCCAAGCCAGTCAAGAAGCCAGCACCAAAGCCGTTGAAGAAAAAATAACCCAAGTAAGCAGTCGCGTTGATGCACTGCTGATGCACATCAAAATGTCTGAATGACAGAAAAACCAAAACCGCCATCAAAGCCAAAGCGCACTGATTTAAAATCTGCGAAGATGGGCGCGCCGACAAAATACAAGCCTGAGTATTGCCAAGATATTATTGAGTACATGAGTAAAGGTCACTCGCTTACAGCATGGTGCGCCGACAAAGATATCTACAAGGAAACCGCGTATAATTGGATGCGAGATCATCATGACTTTTTGGACGCATTTAAGAGAGCTCAGTCAAAGGCGCAGCAACATTGGGAAAATATGCTGCATTTAACAGCGGCTGGAAAACTCAAAGGCAACTTAGGCGCTCAAATCTTTTGGATGAAAAATAGATTTCGCGATGAATGGAAAGACCGTCAGGATCTAGAATTTTCGACCTCTCCGCAAGATCCGGCGATGGATAGCGACAGCGATATTCTCAAGGTGATACCTTCCGAGGATTTGACATTGTTGATCGACAAAGTGAAGAAATGACCAGCGGTGTCACCGTGAGAGACATAGTCCATGAACTATGGCGTCGCGGCGATATCGGCATGTATTACATCCTTCCGCATCAGAAAAGCCTCTACTCTCTAATCAAATCAACCGAGCGCGATATTGTTGTCCCCAACATTAGCCGCCGCTTTGGTAAATCGACCATATGCGTGACCTACAGCTTTGAAGAGTGCATCAAGCGCCGCCAGGACGTTCGTTACGCAACAGCGTTCCTTGTCGATGTCGAGGAATTCATCAAGCCTATCTGCGACCAACTGCTGGCATCATGCCCTGATGACGTGCGTCCTGAATACCGCGAGTCAAAGAAAACGTTTTACTTTCCCAACGGCAGCCGTTTTAAGTTGGTTGGCTTGGATAAAAACCCTAACGGGATTCGCGGGAATGCGATTGATATTCTTATCATCGACGAAGCGGCGTTTGTCTCGAATCTTGAATACATATATAAGTCAATTATCGTGCCTGCAACAGCAGACCGTAAATTTAAGATCATCTTTCCATCGACGCCGCCGCTGACTCCCAATCATTTTTGGGTGCAAGAGCTTATCCCCAAGGCGAAGCTAAGAGGCACATACCTTGAGTTGACGCTTGACGATAATACCAGCCTCGACGACCAGGAAAAGCAGCGCTTGATAGAAGAGGTTGGCGGACGGCAATCGGCCACAGCGCGGCGCGAGTTTTACTGTGAGATCATCCGCGATCCAGAGCTAGTCATTATCCCTGAATTCGATCCAGCCAGGGTAATTAAGCCGATAACGCTACCGGAGTTTTATCGGCCGCTGACGGTCATCGACTTTGGCGGCAGCATGGACAAACACGGCGTCATCGTCTGTTTCTGGGATTTCAAACGTGCTAAGTTTTGCGTCTACCGCGAGGCTTTGCTCAACAAGAATACGCCATCAAGTCACATCCGCGCCAATGCCGCCAGGATAGAGAAAGACGTACGCTGGCCAGACGGCGAGGTTTCCAGGATCGGCGACGCGCCGGAGCAGCTAAGAATTGACTTGCTTGCCGAGGATTTCTACTGTGCACCTCCTCAGAAAGAAAAGGGATCTGTCAAAGCCAACATCAATGCTGTCAGGCTGGCGATGCTCAAAGACGAGATTGAAATTGATCCTTGTTGTGAAAAGCTCAAGCTGACGCTAGAATATGGGACATGGCTTCCGACAAAAGAAGACTGGCAAAGAACAGAGGATTTAGGGCATTTGGATTTACTGGCGGCGATGCTCTATGCCTACCGACATGTAGACAGGTCAAATCCTTATCCTTCATACTACGGGCGATCTGTTGACAATGCAGAACTAAAGCCAGACGATGATTCATCCGACGAAAACTTTTTACTATCAGGATTTTAAAGAATGAAACAAAAGCAATACACGGATCAGTATTGGGCGACGTTGAAGGACGATGAATTCCTAGACGCCATCAACGGCAAGATTCTCGAATACTATGATTATCTGCAGCGCACAGGGATTTACCGCATTTGGAAGCGGTCGTTTATTGCCTACTACGGCGGCGATCTAAACCAGGAAGCCAACATATTTGACAGTTCTATGCTCAACAAAGGCGGCAAGCTCGGCGAGATCACCAAAGCCAAGATCAACAGCTACCGAAATCTTGTAAAGCACAGCGTCAACCTAGCGACTGCCAACAAAGCAGCGCTGACTTGTGTCGCCAGTAATACTGACTACCGCAGCCAGGCGCAGACGGTGCTGGGATCGAGCCTTTTAGACTATTACATGAAGGTGCAAAACATCAGCCGCAATCTAAGGTCAGCTACCGAGATGTCGTGTCTCACTGGCGAGGGCTGGATTCATGCGCCTTGGGAACCAAAGAAGGGAAACGTTTACGAGATCAAAAACGGCAAACCAGTCTATGAAGGTGATTTGGATGTAAGTCATCATACTGGTTTGGACGTCATCCGCGACGTCAGGCTGAGGACGCAGGATCATCCATGGCGATGTCTACGCATGTGGAAAAACAAATGGGATTACGTCTCCAAGTATCCTGAATTCCGCGACGATATTCTGGCGGAAGTCAGCTATGACTATGAAGGATACGAGTCATTCCGCTTTGAGATCACCAAAGGCTTTGAAGATCAGGACAACACCGAGTTGATGCCTGTTTACATGTTTTATCACGATAAATCCGAGGCTATTCCTGACGGCCGGATAGTAATATTTTCAAAGAATATCATCTTCTATGATGGCGCTTTGCCGTATGAGAAGATGCCTATGCTGTCTGTTATGCCGGACGTGCTGCATGAATCAGGGTTTGGCTATTCGCCTTTCAATGATCTGCTCAATATACAGCAGGCAAAGGATAATATACTTTCAAGCATTACCTCTAACAATATGACTTTCGCCAACCAGTTTATCTGGAAGCGCAAGGGTGATAATTTCAGCGTCAAGAATATCGAGGGCGGTCTGAAGATGCTTGAATCTGCGGAAATGCCGCAGGCGCTGCAGTTGACGGCGTCAAGTCCAGAGGCTTATAACCTACATCAGCTTTACGAGACAGCGATGGAAATGCTGTCAGGAATTTCATCGACCGTTCGCGGCAATCCACAGGCGAATCTTAAATCCGGCGCTGCATTAGCCTTAGTCGTGGCTCAGTCAATCCAGTTTGGCTCGGCGCTTGAGGAAAGCTACAACATGCTTTTAGAGGACACCGGCACGACGATTATTGATCATCTGAAGGCGTTTGCTAAGACGCCTCGAGTTGCCTACATTGTCGGTGAATCCAATCGTCCATTTATGAAAGAATACACCGCACAGGACATAGCAGACATCAAGCGCGTGACAGTTCAGCAGACAAATGCTTTGTCTAAAACTATTTCCGGTCGTTTGGAAATAGCTAATCAAATAATGCAGATGCCGCCAGAGGCGGCGCGTATCTATATGGGGATTCTCAACACTGGTCAGCTGCCGTCAGAGTGGCAGACGCATAACGTCGAGATGAACATCAAGGCTGAGAATGAGAATCTGCAAAACGGCAAGCCGGTGCGCGTAGTCCTCATTGAAAACCATGCGATGCACATCAAAAATCACATGTCTATCATTGAAAACCCCGAAGCCAAGCAAGATGAAGAGTTGATGGCGAGGACGCTTGATCATATCCAAGAGCATCTTGATTTCTGGCGTCGTATGCCGCCTGACTTGCTGGCGATTACAGGACAGCAGCCGCCTCCGCCTCCGGGGATGGATAACCTTGTAAACCTCAATCAGCCGGATTATCAGCAGCCGCCTATGCCTCCGATGGCTGGCAATCCGGCGATGCCGCAGGACATGATGCCGACAGGTCAACCGATGCCGGGTATGCCGCCGATGGCCAATCCGCAGCCGGTGCAAGGTGTCGAGCAAGCGCGTCAGCCGAATATGCCGGGTATGCCTGCCGGGACACCGCCGCAGACTGCTGAGGCTTATCAAAACTTTCTTGGTAAAATCTAAATAAGGGGATCAAATGATTTTAGGAAACGAAGGCATGTCTACCGGCGGAGATTCCGCAAATGTTGAGCCTACTGTTGTAAACGAGGCAATCGAGAGCGACAGCGACGAAACAGACGGCGACGATGGCGAAGATTCAATCCCAACTTACGAGGAATGGCTTGAAAAAAACAAAGACATTGGAGCGAAAAAAGAAGCGAAGGGCGGAAAAAGTGAAGACGCAAAAGCTAAACAAGTTGAAGGCAAAGCAGACGAAAAAGCGCGAGATCCAAAGGCTAGCAAGGATTCAGACGGCGCAAAAGATGATGACGTTTCTGGAAAGGGAGATGGAAAAGATCGACCAGCAGAAACTTTCAAGCTGAAGGTAGACGGTGAAGAGATTGAATTGACTAAAGAGCAGGCGATTGCGCGGCTGCAAAAGTCAGAGGCTGCGGAGCTCAGGATCAAGGAAGCTACTGAGATCAAAAAGCAGGCTGGCGAGTTTATCAATTTCTTCAAGAAAAACCCGATCGAGGCATTAAGGCGCGTCGGTGTTGACTTTGACAAGCTGGCTGAAGATCACATCTACGAAAAGCTTCAATACAATGCGATGTCAGAGCAGGAAAAAAAGGCTCACGACACAGCCAAGGCTTTAAAGGACAAGGAAACCGAGCTTTCAAAGTACAAGGAAGCGGAGGAAAAGGCGGCGAAAGAGGCTCAAGAGCGTGCTGAAAAAGAGCGCATCGAAAAAGCCACAAGTGAAGCCAGGACGGTACTTGAGCGGCAATTCATTCAGGCGATGGAAGCATCTGGTTTGCCTAATACCAAGTACACGGTGACTCGCATGGCGCTTTACATGAAAGATGCCTTGAGCAAAGGTCATAAAAACATCACGCCGATGGACGTGGTAGATCTGGTAAAGCAGGACTATGCTGACGAGATTGAAAAAGCTCGCAGGATTGAGGTAAAGAATTTCAAAAGTCAGCCGATGAAAGAGCAAGAGCCGAGGGTAACTGGTCATAGACCGGCAAAATCTGCCAAGCGGCGCATTAGTTCAATCTATGATTTAATTGACTAGGAGGCGAAAGCCTCTTATCATAAAATGGTCAGGACGTAAACAAGGCGATGCCGAATTGTAGGACGACAGCAATTGTCTATCCGAGGTATCTACCATAGCGACCTTCCATAAATGATCTACCCATCCAGGGCGATCGAAAAGCAATCAAAACAAAAAATCAAACTATTAAATTACCTTTAAATATGGAGTTTTTTCGCTATGAGTGACAATACAAAAAGTTCGTTGGATACAGCCTTTAAATACGTCCAAGAAAACAAGTTGAAGTACCTCAACAGCAATGCTGCTATTTTGTTGAACATGGTGAAGATGAAAGATGCCGATATTCTCGGTCGTAAGTTTCTATTGCCAGTAGCTTTGACAAATGAGCTAGGTTATACCTTCGGCGATGGGACAGTGTATCAGCTAAATGACGCAATTGCGGCTGTTTATGAAGAAATCGACGTTGATCCTACTCCGGTATCTTTGCGAACCAGGGTTTCCCTGTCTGCAGCAAACCGCTGGAAAGCTGGATCAAGCAAGTCCGTCATCAATAACGTCGCCATCCGCGCCGGTCAGATGAAAAAATCTCTGCAAAAGATTGCTGAGATTTGTATGCTGCATGGTCGCACTGGTATCGGTACTGTTTCAGCGCTGAATGACAGTTCTGGAACTAACGAGTTGACCATTACCGATGCAACATGGTCATCAGGTATTTGGGCTGGTATGGTCGGCATGAAGCTTGACGCATACACCTCAACTACCAAGCAGAACTCAAACGCGGCGCTAGTTATTTCTGCTGTAAACCACGACAGCAAAAAAATCACCGTCACCGGCAATAGTTCAGACACTGCAGCCATCGATGTTGGATCTGTTCTTTATCCATATGGCGCTTATGGCGCTGACCAATATGGTTTGAAGTACCAGTTGGACACCAGCGGATCAATCTTTGGTATTTCAAACAGCACCTATGACTTGTGGAAAGCTGTCGAGCACAACGTTGCTGGTAGCTTGAGCATGTCTGAGTTGCTCAAAGGTCAGGCAAAGGCTGTTTCTCGTGGCGGTTTGGATGAGGACGTTGTTGTCCTTATGTCACCAACTGTTTGGGAAGGTCTCAACAGTGACTTGTCTGCTCTCCGTGACTTTGACGGCAGCTACAAGGTCAGCCGTGGCGAAAATGGATTCAACTCAATTACCTATAACGGCCAGGCTGGAAAGCTTGAACTTATCAGCCATCCGTACATGATGGACGGCGATTCTTTCTCAATGCCACAGTCTTGCTTGCGTCGCGTCGGTGCTTCCGACATCGACTTCATGAAAGACGAGGACGGCGGCTACTGGCGATCACTGGACGTTGCAGGCTACGCTGGCTACCAAGCCTCAGCCTACTATGAATTCCAGATATTGATCACGGAACCAGCCAAGTGTGTCTACTATTACGGCATCACCTAATAGTCAATAACGTGGGGAGGTGAAAGCCTCCCCTTTTACCTTTGGGGATTTTTTATGGCCAGTTCGTTAGTTTTGACAATAAAATCTGAGAAAACTCAGGCTCAATTACAGGATATGCTTCAAATCAGCACTGCTAAAGACCGTGAGGCTGGTTTGAATTTGTCTTCTTTCTTCAAAGATCTTGCATCAAAGGCGCATCGCGGCGTCGTAGATGTTCAAACTGGATCAGCTGCTCCGGTAGCTGCCAGCGGTACGTTGACGCTTGTATCTGCTATTGCAACTGATGCAATTACTATTGGCACGACTACTTTCACGGCGACATCGACGCCGACGTTATCTACCGACTGGGAAATTGACGGTGCTGACGATACAGCAGATGCGGCATCATTGGCTGCGGCGATCAACGCACATGCTACGGTCAGTCAAATTGTAACGGCATCTTCTGCTTTGGGTGTTGTTACGATAACAGCCAAGCAAAAGGGTGTTGTCGGTAATTTCATTCCGATCAGCAGTGCTGACGCTACAATTACCGCTTCCGGCGCGTTTCTGACAGGTGGAACTGGCGGTGTGACTGAGGCATCAACACAGTTTGCTTTTGGATTATAAGAGGTAAAGCATGGATAGATCAAGAGGAGGCGCTTCTGTAACTGCCAGCAAGAGTAATGTCATTGTCAGCAAGATTTGGCAGCCCTACGACCGGCTTAATATGTTGGTACAGGTGTATCTATCTTCCGTAACTCAAGCTGCTGGGATTACTCTAAAGTTGCTTGAAAGCTTTGATGGCAAACGTTTCTTTACCGTCGGAGATCAAAGTCAGGTGACGTTGACATCGATGACCTTAGCATCTGCTACAGATATTGCCAATGCGACTGATACGTTTACAAAGACCAGTCATGGCAAGCAGACTGGTACGCCTGTCATCTTCAAAGCTGGTACCGCAGCGCCTACTGGGCTAACAACTGACACAGTGTATTACATCATAAACGTAACAGCCAACACCTTTAAGCTGGCGGCTAGTTATGAAGATGCGATAAACGGCACTGCCGTCAACATCACGACTGACGGAACTGGCAACCAGGTTTTCTGGGATGCACGTTATGAGATCAGAATGGTTGAAAGCGATGCGACTGACGCGGCTCAATTACCAGTGGCGCAGTATGTCGCTGTGGCAGTTGACACAGGCGCAGGTGATTCGATAACTGTTAGCGAGGTATATTCATAATGTCAACGAGCGTAACGCTAAATGCAGTTTCCTATACAATTCCGGCACAAGGTGAGGGTAATTGGGGCACGAACGTTTCCAATTACCTTATCGCTTTATCTACTGGAGTTTTGCAAAAGGCAGGCGGTACGTTTACGCTCACTGCTGACGTTGATTTCGGCGCGACTTATGGATTGAAATCAGTTTACTTCAAGTCAAGGAATACGCCATCTACTGCTGGCATTGTGCGCCTTGGTAACAATGAGTCAGTTGGATGGCGTAATGCCGCTAACAGCGCCAATCTTGAGTTGAAGGTAAACGCTTCAAATAAGCTTGAGTTTGACGGCCAGGACATCCCGACGATTGATATTGGCGCAGCTGATACAGTGCTGCAGATGAACGCAGGCGGTACTACTTGGGAATTTGCGAAGATTGACAATAACAATGTTGATGCTTCGGCAGCGATTGCTTACAGCAAGTTGAATCTTGCGACGTCAATTGTAAATGCCGATGTTGCGACTGCGGCTGCGATTGCACGGTCAAAGTTAGCATCTGGAACTGCTAGTTATGTTTTGATCAACAGCGGCGCTGGCGTAATGTCTGAGGAGCAGTATCTTGACCGCACTAGAGGCGGAACAGGCATTACATCGACGGCTACTTTTCCATCGTCAGGAACTGTCGCAACTACCAGCAATAAGTTATCAGCATTTGCAGCAACAACATCCTCCGAATTGGCTGGTGTTATTTCCGACGAAACCGGCTCAGGTGCTTTAGTATTCGGCACAGCTCCTACACTCGATAAACCTGTTGTCAATCAAATAGACGTAACACAGGGAGCGTCAGCGACTACCCCAGCATCAGGCAAATCCGCCGTATATGTCAACAGTGGCGACGGTAAGATTCACGTTGTGGATTCCTCAGGCAACGACTCAGCAGTAGGCTCAGGCGGTGCAGGCGCACGCAACTATCTCAGCGATTGGTTCGACGGTATCAAGTCTGTCGGCTCAGTTACCAACAGCATTACCGCCACAGGCAACGTAACTATATCTACTACAGCTTGGCAGGCTAGCGACACCTCCAAACTCACAGTTGCCAACGTAACCTCCGCCGGTATCCGTGGCGACGCCATGACCAACAGTGGTGCAAAGTCACTTAAGCTTGACCATGTGGCCGTGGGAGCTGCATTCGTGCAGTCTCCCAACTTCCAGCTTGACCTAGTTGACGCCGGTAAGCCTGTCATGGTGAGATTTGACCATGGTGCAGTTACTACAGCCGATGACTTCCAAGTGATGATGGTGCGCTACAACTCTAGCGGCACTTACCAAGAACAAATAAACATAGCAGGCACAGCGAGTGCTACAAGCCCATATTCGGCACGCTTGGCTGCCGGTAGCATTACCACATTCAACGGCTTCTTTATCGCCGGTAGCACTACCACCGATTACTATGCACTACGGTTCTATCGCAACAATGCGAGTGACACTACGGACATTCAGATAGACAGCCTCTACTGTGGGCCACAGTCTGTTGTGCAGGGTGCGGCTGTATGTGACCCTATCGCATTCACCACAACTAAATCAGCAGGGCTTGGCGGCTCAACTGAAACACTATGGTATGCACGTTCAGGTAAAATGATGCAACTGTGGGGTTCAATAACTGTAGGCACTGTGGCGGCGTCGGCAGCAACATTGACATTGCCTACAGGTCTAACGATTGACTCAGCATACTTAGACACATCCGGCACTGCTCGTCTTGGAACCTTTTCTAATTTAAGAAACGCAAGCACTGCCCTCTATTCTGGTGGATATGCTGGCGATGTTTACTATAACGGAACAACAAGTGTTATAGCGTTGGATTGTAATTCAGCATCAAGAGCATACCCAGGCACATCAGCTTCAGGAATTATGTCAACCAGCGACGTGCTTACTATATCGGCGCTGATACCTATTGCTGAATGGTCATCCAACGTCACCATGGCGAATAGGGCGGTCGAATCTTACTCCAGCAATAACAGCTCAGGCACGACATCCGACACAGGAACAGCTAATTTTGCGTATGGAGCCAGAGGAGCTACCCTCAATTTCACATCAACACCTGCTGGCACGTCATTCAAGCGTCGCATACGGTTTGACACTCCTAGACAGCCAACAGACAGTCTTATCCTAGAAGTATCTCCAGATGGAACCTATTGGCAACCTGTAGGTGGTGCTGTTGTTGGAAGCGGAACAAACCTCATAGACGCATTGCGATATGACGGAACTAACTTTATTGGTATGGGCTTGTCTACAGAAGACAGCACTAGCACTGATTGCTATGTGTGGTTCGGCAAATACAGAACAGGCACGTCAACAGCTTGGGATGCCACTACAGGCGGCTATTATTATCGAGTTCGTAAGATAAGCGGCGGCGCATCTGTCGGCTACCCCGTTAGCACAGCCAACATCGTAGGTCGCACTGACGGCACGACGGTTGGTAGTGGGTATATTGGTGAGAAGATAGGTGGGGCTGTCGGTTCGCCTGTGTCATTGACAACAAACACCCCAGCAAATGGAGCGTCGCTATCCCTAACTCCGGGCGTGTGGCAGATATTTGCAACCTGTTATTTTGATGGAACTGGATCAACAACATGGAGCGATACTAGCTTCATTGGAATAACAACAACATCGGCGACAATGCCAGCAGATGATACGGTTGCTGTTGTGTATCCTACAAGCGGAAAAGACCACACCCTTAAAACAAGCACAGTTGTAAATATTTCCGCCACCACTACATACTATATGGTAGTTCAGGCAACATTTGGAGCTAGCACAGCCGCCGTCAGAGCGTCTTACAGCTCGTTCTATGCCATAAGGATTGCATAAGCCATGGATAAACTAGACCGCATACTAGACAAGCTACAGGAACAAGGCGAACTTTTGGCGAGGCATACTAAATCAATAAATATGAGGTAAACATATGAAGTGCAAAAATTGCGGGTGTGAAATGGGAATGAATGAAATGCCTGAAGAGGCTGAGGATATGCTAGAAGATTCTGGCATCAAAGGAAACTTGCTTGATGATCTTATCAGCAGCGTTGGATCAGATGATATCGGCCAAAAGCTTGAGATCATCATAGCCAAGAAAAAGAAAAAGCCAGAGCTTGAAACCGAGGAAATGTAATGTCTGGACTTGTAAAAACACATGCTAAAAACGTCTATATTAGTTATTTAGTGCCTTTAAGATTACCAGAGAAATCATATTTTAGAATTCAAGCTGTTGTGCAATCAACGGCAACATATTGCTGCGCAGAAATTAAGTATTCAATTCACGATACTGTATTGGTGTAAAAATGGCATATACAACAGCGGACTTGATATCAGCAATCGAACGGCGGGCATTTGTGCCTGCGAATCAATCGACGTTTTCAACTACCGAGATTTTAGCCATAGCTGGCGAGGAACTACGGTCATGCATATTTCCGGCACTGATAAATCTGCGTGAAGAGTATTTTGTACACGACAAAGATTTTTCGATTACCGCAGACACGGCGTCTTATGCAATACCAGAGCGATCATTCAATAACTTGCTGAGAGAGATAAAGATAATCGTCGGAAATACTATTCAGGACATTGCCAGGATCGAGCCAGAGGCTTTGGAGTCAACTAATACTGGAACACCACAGGCTTTCTATCTCAAAGACGACAAGATAGTGCTACATCCGACACCGGCAGCGACGCAAAACACTTTGCGCGTTTCCTATTACCTGACGCCAGGCGATTACATCGAGACCAGCAGCGCTGCGGTGATATCGGCGATCAACACCACGACAAACGTTGTTTCGGTGACGTCTATCCCAGCAAGTTGGGTGACTGGAAACACCTTTGATTTTTTGAAATATAACGGAGGTCATGAGTATCGAGGCGTTGACTATCTATCGACTCTTGTCTCTGGCAACGATATTACTTTCAGCTCTTTGCCTACAGGACTGGCAGTTGGTGACTACATGTCGCTGCAGGGATACTCGCCGTTGGTTCAAATGCCTTTTGGTATGCGGTCGGTTTTGGCGCAATACACAGCAGCGGCATTGTTACTTTATGCTCGTCAGCCAGGAGCCGATGAGGCAAAAGCAAAAGCCGATGAATTGCTCTTGAAGGCACTTGACGCCATGACGCCGAGAGTAGCAGGCGAAGACCAAATTATCTCGCAGGTGTGGTTTTGACACAGCAAAAACTAAAAATATCAGGACTGAATACCTCCAATAACGAGCTTTCATCGGTATCAGAGGGTAGTCTAGCTGTTGCTCAGAATATCGACATTCTTTCTGCTGACATTGCGCAGCCGCGACGTGGTTTTGAACTGGCGACAGCTACCGGCTATTCAGATTCTTCGTACAGAACAGATAAAATATTCCATTATCAAACGTATCTTTTCGCGCATTACGGTACTTTCGGCAGCGCCAATACACTGCGGTATTACAATGCCGGGTGGAACGCCGTCGGGACGTATTCAGCGCCGACTGGTAGGCGTATGCGCACAGTTGAGGCGAATCAAAATCTTTATTTTACCACGAGCACAGGTGTAAAGAAGATCGACGCATATAACGCAACACCAGCGACGTCTGGCGTACCAAAAGCTATGAACATGACGGTTTCATTGACAGGAACAGGCGGTTTTCTTGCTGACGATCCTACTTATGACAAGGTGGTCGCTTATCGCTGTGTATGGTTGAAGGAAGACGCGAACGACAACTTGATCATTGGTGCGCCTAGCGGTCGCGTGACTGCTACAAACACCGCCGCGTCTGGCACTGATTACAATGTCGCGGTGAGGGTTTACATTCCCGACGCAATCACGACAAGCTACTATTGCCAGCTTTACCGCTCTACGGTGCACACCAGTACCCCTGCTTCACCGAGTGAACCAAGCGATGAGCTTTATTTGTGCTACGAGGTATTCCCTACCAGCACCAACATTACAAACGGATATTTAGACATTACGGATATTGTAACAGATGATTTACTCGGAGCGGCGCTTTACACTAATGCGACGCAAGAGGGTTTGGCGTATCAAAATGAGCAGCCGCCGCTTGCCCGTGATATTGCGACGTTCAAGGATTCTACCTTTTATGCGTATACGACCAGCAAGCACCGATATTATCTCACCTTGCTGTCAGCTTCGGCGATGGCCAATGACGACACTATTGCCATCGGCGGAGTGACTTACACAGCTAAAGCGTCTGAAACAGTTGCTAGTGGTCAATTTAAGAGGTTTACGGCTGGCACGGCATCGCAGAATATTGCTGATACCGCGAAAAGCCTTGTCAACGTCATCAATAATTATGCATCAAGCACTGTCTATGCCTATTATTTAAGCAGCGGCGATGATCTGCCAGGAAAGATATTGCTTGAGGAACGTGAAATAGGCGGCGCGGCGTTTGCCATTAC